AGTCTATTTGAAGATGAGAAAGAGAAATCAAATGATTGGAAATGGACTATGGCAAATGATTATCCAGAAGAGAAAAATGGTCTTAAAGTATTCTCCTGCTTTGCTTGCGGGGGGGGGAGTTCAATGGGCTATAAATTAGCTGGATGTGAAGTTATAGGCTGTAATGAAATAGATCCAAGAATGAACAAAGTCTATGTTGCAAATCATCATCCAAAATACAATTATTTGGAAGATATAAGAGATTTTAACAAGAGAGAAGACTTGCCTGAAGAATTATACAATCTCGACATTCTTGATGGAAGTCCACCTTGCAGCACTTTTTCAATGGCAGGACAAAGAGAAAATGCTTGGGGTAAAGAGAAAAAATTTAGAGAAGGTCAGAAATTGCAAACACTAGATGATTTATTATTTGTATTTATTGACACAGTTGCAAAGTTAAAACCAAAAGTTGCAATTCTTGAGAATGTTGAAGGTTTAATTCTTGGAAATGCTTGGAAATATGTTCAACAAATTTATAAGAAATTTAATGATATTGGTTACAACGTTAAACATTGGCTTTTAAAGGGAGAAATGATGAGTGTTCCACAAACAAGACATAGAGTGTTTTTTGTGTCCACAAGGCTTAAATTTAATCTTGACGAGTTAAATATGTATTTTAATTATGAACCAGTCAATTTTGGAATGGTTAAAGCTGGAATAGGTGGTATTGCAAGTGAAAGTGTGGTTCATCTTATTAAAAATGCAACTGAAAAAGATAGATGTTTAGCTGATGTAAATAAAAGATTATTCAACAAGGGAAGTAGATTTAATGAAATGATTGTTTGGGATAACCAAGTTGCTCCAACAATTCATACTCACGGATTTTACAGAGGAAATGATATACGTAAATTTTCTATAGAAGATTATAGAAATTGCCAAACATTTCCCCAAGACTACAATTTTGGAAATGAAGTAGCAAGTTATATTTGCGGAATGTCAGTACCGCCAATAATGATAAAAAGGTTAGTAACTAGACTAATTGAAAGTGGAATTTTTAATTATAAAATGGGAGGATAAAATGGCTGAAATTACAATCAGTTTATATGATAGTTTGTGCAAAGTATTTAAGAAATTAGAGAACTGCAATTTTATACAAATGACAGGATTTGGTATTGGAAATGTTACAAGTGATGATTTAAAGGCATTTAATGATTACTTCGAGTTAGAACCAAAGAGGCTAGTTTGGGGAGATTGGGATATGTTATTTTTTGAGAAAAATGGCAAACGACTTGATTCCGTTGATTATGCCGAAATGAAAAAGCAAATAGATGCTCAAATTGATGAATTGGAAAAGCAAGATGTTAAACAATCACCAAAGAAAGAAACTAAACTAAAGAATGAAGATTATGGTTGGTTAAGTCCTGATGGAGAATTTTATCCAAGTGAATGGGGAACACACCAAACAAAAGCAACAGAGATACTTGATGAAAATGGGTGGAGTTGTGAAGCTTGGAAGATGCAAGAAAGTGAAGAAAGATTAACTGATGCTGATTATCTAGCAAAATATAAAAACTTTGTCTTGATTCATAGTCCAAGTCAAGGTATACCATATCCAACAAAATAAGAAGGTAAAAGATTAACAAAGAAACAAAAAGAGTTTTTATATGATTTCTATATGGAAAGGAACTATGTATCTTTAGCCTATAGATATTTTAATGAATAGTTTTAGGAGGGAATATGAAAGAAATTTTAGATGTAGCTTGTGGAGGGAAAATGTTCTATTTCAACAAAGAAGATCCCAGAGTATTCTTTATGGACAAGCGCAAATTAAAAACTGTTTTATGTGATGGCCGAGAATTTAATATTGAACCAGACTTAATAGCAGATTTCACTGATATACCATTCCCAGACAACCACTTCAAAATGGTTGTGTTCGATCCTCCACATCTTCTCAATACAAGTGGAAAAGATCCAACAGGATATCAACAGATTAAGTATGGTGCGCTTGGAAAAGATTGGAAAGAAATTTTGAGTAAGGGATTTGAAGAATGTTTTAGAGTTTTGAAAAATGGGGGCTTTCTAATATTCAAATGGAATGAGACTAATATAAAAGTTAGTGAGATTTTAAAGCTTACAAAACAAAAACCAATATTTGGACACAAATCAGGGAAGTTGTCAAAAACTCATTGGATTTGCTTTATGAAAGAGGAAATATGAAGTTAGGAATTGAAAATACAAGGTTTCGCAAATATCTTTACATAGAAGATGGAGCAAAGAAAATTTATTTCACATTAGAAGAGATTAAAAATAATCCACATAGTTTTATTCAAAGTATGAATTATAGGTTGAGAAAACTTGAACAGCAGCTTAAAAACAAAGAGGTGTTAGATGGAAAGATTGACAAGCAAGTTTAAAAGTGAACCAATTATTGAATTTAGTAATGAAAATCAAATTTGTGTAAATAGGAAAGAAGATGAAAAAGGAGTAAAGTCTTATTACTCTGGTAAGCCAATCGAAAAACTCGGGCAATTTGAAGATTTTATGGAAGAGTTTAATTATGACTCTATAATTCAATTAGCGAATGATTTAAAAGAAGCAAAAGTAAACAGTGATACTTGTGCCAAATTGTTGGAACTATCAAACAAAGAACTCCAAACCTATAAGAAACGCTGGGAGAAACTGAAAGCGTATGCCTGCAAACATTTTGAAGAAGATGAAGGTGGAGTTGCTCTTGGTTTTAAGAAGATATTAAACAAAATGCAAGAACTCGAAAAAGATTTGGAGGGGAAAGATGAAGTTTGGTAATTTTCAAAAAACAAACAAAGGTTTCAGTCTAACAGCGAAAAGCAAATTTTTAAGTTTTATTTTAAAGATTTATGCAAAACGCATTATTAAAAAGGCACGAAAAAAGGATATGTTGCCAATGTCAAAAAATATAAATGCAAATATATGGTTAAAATTTGATTTTGAGGTGGAAGATGAAAAATAATGAAAGATTTAGATATTCATTTAATTATGAAGACAATGAGATGACGATTACTGATACAAAAACACTTATTGAATATGGTGATGTTAATTTAAAGGATATTGCAAATTTACTAAATGCCCAAGCCGAGCAAATACGTTCTCTTGAGGAGCAGTTGAAGAATGCGATTGTGCCGAAGTTTAAGATTGGACAAACAACTTGGTATGTATCACTGACTAACAATATTTGTGAGTTCAAGATTAAAGAATTAGTTTACACACAATGCAATGATTGTAGAAAAATGATTACATATTGTGATGAACAATGTGGTGAAATGTATGAGTATGAACTTTCTGCCACACGAGAAGAAGCCGAGAAGCGACTGGCTGAACTGGAGGGGAAATGAAATATATCGCAAGTGTAAGTTTTGGAAAAGATAGCTTGGCAATGTTGCTGAAAATCTTGGAGAATCCTCAAAAATATCCATTGGATGAAATTGTGTTTTATGACACAGGTATGGAGTTTAAAGCAATTTACAACATTAGAGATAAAGTGAAACAAATGGTTGAAAGTCTTGGGATAAAATATATAGAACTAAAACCGAAATGTAGTTTCTGCTATCTAATGACAGAAAAGGTTGTCAATAAAGGAAAACCAAATGAACATAAGGGTTATGCTTGGTGTGGTGGAAGATGTCGCTGGGGAACAACAGAAAAGCTTAAAGAGTTGGACAAATACTGCAAAGAAGATGTTGTTTATCTTGGGATTGCAAGTGATGAACCAGAAAGACTTAAAAAGGAAAGGAAAGGCAACAAAGTTTTTCCTTTGGCTGAACTAGAAATGACAGAAAAGGACTGCTTGCAATTTTGCTATGACAAAGGTTTTGATTGGATTGAAAATGGTGTTGAACTTTACTCGATTCTTAATCGTGTGTCTTGCTGGTGTTGTGCAAACAAGAATTTGAAAGAACTCAAAAACTACTACCTTTATTTGACAGAATATTGGCAAAAGCTGAAAAATTTGCAATTAATGATATGCCGACCATTTAAATACAACAAATATACAATCTTTGATTTGGAAGAGAAATTTAAGAAGGAGAGAATATGAAAAAATATAACATAAAAGAAAATAAACCACAATTACATAATATTTTATTTGCAACAACAAGTTCAAGAGATTATGAGATGAATAGACTTTTATTACTTGAGAAAATGCCAGATACATCTTATGATGAATTTGTTTTAGTAGAAGGTTATCATTGCTCTTGTTATGATTTTGATGAAACAAGTTGGGAAGCAACAGTTTACACAAGAGAAGAATTAACAAATTTATTAAAAGCCGATTTTAGTGATTATGAATATACTCGACAAAAGCTACAACAATTTTGGAATAATTACTAGAAGGACAACAATGACTAAAGACAAAATAAAAAAGGAACTTGGTAAATATTCCAAAGAAGATATTATAGAGTGTTTATGTGAATTTGCAATTTATTTCAATTCATATCCTTTAAATACAATGTTTAATAGACTAAAAAGTCAAAAATTTTTAAATAAATTAGAAACACAACAAAAAGAATATGACAAAGCAAGTGAAGATTTTGATGATGCTCTAAAAAAGTTTAATGAATGGAAAGAAAAAGTTGCTGAAAAGTATGGCAAAGATGGGCAAGTAAGATTTATGGATATACCATTAGAAGAGATACAAATAGGTGCAAAACTAGAAGAAGAGTTTAATGAAAAGAGAAGTATTTATTTTGATATTTTAGATAAGGAGATAAAACAATGACCGATAAAGAAAATTTAAAAAATGTAACACTCTATTGTGGAAAAACCACTCAAAGAGAGCATAAGTGGATAGCGAAGGTCAAAGCGAAGTGGACTTTATGGTTAGACCCAGATACAGGTTTCTTTGATTCAACTAGACCTGATTACAAAGGAATAGAGCAAGTAATAAAAATGAATACAACTATATTCATTTATGAAGAAGATGACACTATATCTAACTGTAAATGTGTTGGCAGACTTGCTGATGGGAAATTAAAGATAGGCTGGGAAACCTTACGAAATGCTATTGAAGATACTGATTTTGAAATATTAGAGTTTACTGAAAAATGTAAAGAACTTTATTTAGAAGAGGTGGGTAGATGACCGATAAAGAACGAATTGAGGAACGGAACAAAGAGAACAAGGCTGTTTATGTAGTCAAGAGTTACTTTTATAGTGCTGGTGATTATGATAGTGATTATGAAGATACTGTTTGCGTGGTTGATACAGAAGAAAAGGCTAAAGAGCAATTAAAAGAATTAGTTAAGACTTTTACTGAAAGAGAAGGCTTACTAGTAAACCACCAAATAACAACTAATGACGGACACATACTTCTTTATATGGATGATGATGAAGATTGGAGTGCTTATCAAGAATATTGGTATTTTAAGCAGGAGGTGAAATAATGCAAGAATTATATGCTGTAAAAGATAAAAATACAGGTAAGTTTGTAACAACATTGACTAATCCTAACAAAAAGTATTGGGATAGAAAGATTGCGAGAGATAACGCAATGAAATCGCCTTCAAGAAACTATATACGTGGTTTTAGAGGCAATAAAGAAGATTTAATTCCTGTAGATTATGTTTTGATTGAAAAGCAGGAGTATTTAAAAAATAATCAAAACAAAGTAGTAGAAGCTCTGGAGAAAGTGAAAGAATCAATTAAAGATTTTAGTAATGTGGAAGAAGAACTTTATTATGAAGCTTTGGTTGAACCAACAATCGACCAACTTATCAAAGAATACGGAGGGAAGGAATGAGAGAAAATTGGACTGATGAACAAAAGAAATTATATACAGCATTAACTGAACTATGGCATTTGTTAGGAATGGGGAATAGAGAAGTTCAGCAAGTTTTAGACCGGGTGTCAAAAGATATTGATGCGTTGTATGAATTATAAGGGAGAAAGTATGGGTAAAGAATTAAACGAAGAAACATTGAAAGATTTTTTAACTAAATTAGCAAGTTCATTTGACGAATATGACTATTATAATGATATTCTGTTTAATGGCGAAGAAATAATGGATTTAGTATTTAAAGACTATATTAGTGAAATAGAAGGTTCTCCTTGCTGTGCTGATAAAAGCGGTTTTATAGTAAGAAGAATTAAAAAAGCATTAAAGGAAAGAACAAATATTCCTCTCGGTCAAACTTATGCTGAATATAGAGATAATGGTGGTAATTTAGGTGGAATAAATGAAAATAATACAGACTTAAATGAAATTTGTTATTGGTGTCCTAAAACAATTAAAGATACTGATAGTGCGATAAAATTATATATTGAACTATTAAATGTTCCAAGATATGTAAGAAGTCAAGTAAAAGACAAAGACCAGCAACTCGCAGAACTCAAAGCAGAGAATGAAAGGTTGAAAGAAAAAACTTTAAGTGAAAGAGAGTGGCAAAACTACTGTGCTTATAAAATTATAGAACCTCAAATTAAAGGTTGTTTGGATAGAGAAAGAGAATATCAGCAACAGCTTAAAGAAAAAGACGAGGAGATTGAAAGACTTAAAAATATTATATCAATAAGCAATGAGAAATTATTGCTCAACACCAAGCAAGTCTGCGAGAAGATTAGAAAACTTTGTAAAGATTGTTGGGAAGTAAAGGAATACAAGAGCATTGCAGGAACAACTTTGCAAGGAATATTTAATAAAAAAAAGTTTTTGCAAGAGGTAGACCAAATCGAGAAAGGAGAATAGATGGAAGTTAAGAAAGCATTAGAAGAACTTAATATGTATCGCAAGAGTAAAAAGAAAATGACATACATAAAACAGCAACTTGGACTTATAAGAGATAGGATGTCAAGTCTAGGTGCAGGAGAGAGCCTCGGCGTGCAATCTAGTTCTGGTAATGATGACAAGATAGTAGCGCTTATGGACAAGTTAAGAAATCTTGAAGCTGAATATTGGGATGAGGAGATACATAGTCTTTGTGTGCAAAATGACATAGAGAGAAAGATATATAAATTGAGAGAGCCATATTGTTCGGTATTAAGAGGGTATTACTGCGAGGAGAAGAATTTGGAACGATTGGCAGTGGAAATGAATTATACCTTTGATGGGGTTAAGCAAGCGAAATATAGGGGAATAAGAATGTATGCTAGTTTGACTTGTGACATTTGAATAAAAGGACATAAATTTAATTATGTCCTATGTCCTTTTTGTTTGGAAGAATGAATTTTATAGTTGGAAAAATCTAGATATTCTGCAAATTGATTTTTTAGTGTTGTATCGTCGGCAATGTTATATATTTTTTTAAATGCGATGTCTGCTTCTCTTGTTGTTTGCTTTTGATTATATAGTATAGCTGTATATAATTCACTATAAGAATTAAATAGATCTAGCAACTTTGTTTTTAATGGGTTGCCAAACATTATTGTTATAAGACAAAAACATTCTTTATCATCTTTCTGTGCTTTTGTTAGTTTATCTCTTGTTAGTTTTACATCATCGTCATTGATTTCTGTGTTGAAAATATTAAGAACTGATTGAAAATTGAAAGATAAATTCCTAGAAATTATTAAAAATTTAAGCCCGCCTAATGTATCCATACAATCGCAATAGAATTTATATATTTTCATTCTTGATTCATAAAGACTTAATGCAAGTTGGGCATTTGAGTTCTTTTTACTGTTTTTGTAAGATATTATTGATATTATAATTGCGAAGATGGAAATAACAATAGTTATACTTGACAGAACAATACTTGCTATATCTTTTCCTTCCATAAAGCCTCCATTTGCTTGAATTATATCATTTAATCCTATATAAAGCAAACAAATTGTACCCTTTTGTACCCTTTTTATGGTGTAAAATGATAAAGTGGATAAATAAGAAGATGTCCACACACCTCCCAATTTACCTTACTGCACAAAATTAAATTTTTTAACAAAGTCACGAATTAATTATTTTAAACAACAGCTAGTGCAGCGCTGTAATAACTAAAAAAGATAGATGTAGTTGTCTGTCTTTTTTTATCGGCTTGTGGTGTAAGAAAGCATGTAGTAGGTCTTGGTTGGAGTCCAAGTGAGCCGAAAAATTTAAAAGGAGAGAGTTATGGAAGAAAAGATTTTAAAATGCGATGTCGAGAATAACGCTGAAGAACTTTTAAGTCAAGGATTTGAAGATGAAGGGGAGATACTAGTCAAAACAATAAACGAGAACTCAAGTATTTGCATTGATAAAGAGACTGGAATAGTTGCGGACATTACAAATGACGGAGTTTCTTGTGAAGGCTTAACAGAAGTAGTTGAGTTATGCCAATCAGGATTAATTTCAATTCAGCAAGAGAGTGAAGAGGAGGTTGAAAATGCAAAAGCAACCGCAGACGGGGCTAACGAGTAATCAAGAAAAGTTTGTGCAAGCATTACTGAAAGGTAAAACACAAAGGCAAGCATATTATGAAGCCTATCCAAAATCAAGATTATGGAATGAAAATAGTGTAGATAATAAGGCTAGTGTTTTATATCGAAATGCTAAGGTGCTGGCTAGGATTAGTGAGCTTAGAGCGAAGATAATAGAAAAACAAGATAAAAAGTTGATTTTTGATGCTAAACAACTTATGGAGTTTTGGACCAGCATTCTTTCATCTGAAGAATATAATTTACAGAATAGAATAAAAGCAAGTGAACTACTTGCAAAAGCACAAGGGGTGTTTGTTGAGAAGCGTGAGACTAAAATCACAAACGACGATTGCGTGATAAGGATAATGAAGAATGACGATTGAATTAAATCCAAAAGGACTGATTAATAAAGTATATCAGCCTTTTTTGTTTGCAGACCAAGCGACGCAGATTTTCTTTGGTGGTTCGTCATCGGGTAAATCTGTATTCATTGCAGAGCGAGTGGTTTTAGATATTTTACAAGGTAGAAATTACTTAATTGTAAGAAACACTGGAACAACAATCAAAAAGTCATGTTGGAATGAAATTATAAAAGCTATTCAAATGCTAGGCTTAGATAAATATTTTAACATATCAAAAAGTGAGATGATTATAACTTGCACGCAAAATAATAAACAAATACTTTTTTCTGGTCTTGATGATTCTGAAAAGGTAAAGTCAATAACACCAATAAATGGAGCCTTGACTGATGTTTGGATAGAGGAAGCCACAGAGGTCGATTATGCCGATTATAAGCAATTACGCAAGAGATTAAGAGGGTATTCAAAGCATAAGAAGAGAATTACTTTATCTTTTAACCCAATATATCAAACGCACTGGATTTATACAGAGTTCTTTGGCGAATGGGTTGATGGAGAAAATATCTTACAACAAGATAATCTTCTAATTGTAAAGTCCACACATAAAGACAATGAATTTTTAACAGAAGATGACCATTATGAACTTGAAAACGAAAAAGACCCTTATTATTATCAAGTATATACTTTGGGCAATTGGGGAGTTCTGGGTGATAGGATATTTACAAATTGGAGAGTGGAAGATTTAAAACAACTTGTAATTGTGCTGAAAGAAGGAAGAGAAACACAAGTGCCTTTATATTCCACATTCGACAATATTCGAAATGGATTAGACTTTGGTTTTGCTTCAGATCCTGCTGCTTTTATTAAACTACATATTGATACTAAAAGAAAAATTATATATGCATTTCAAGAGTACTATGAGAGAGGGAAGACGAATTATGACCTAGCAAACGACATAAAGCCATTAGTAAACTATCAGAGAATTATTGCGGATAGTGCGGAGCAAAAGTCGATACAAGAACTTAAAGACTGTGGAATTAATGCATATCCTGCATTAAAAGGTCCTGATAGTGTGAGATTTGGTATTCAGTGGCTTCAAGGCTATGAGATTGTAATTGATAAGACATGTCAGAACTTGAAGAATGAACTAACTCTTTACCAATGGAAAAAAGATAAAGATGGAAATACGATTAAGCAACCGATAGATAAATATAACCACTTAATTGATGCTATGAGATACGCATTAGCTGAAGATATGGATAGAATACCTCCAGCGAGAATTTTAAGTAAAAAGGATTTAGGAATAAGATGATAATAGTTGAAAAAGATACACAGGCAACAGTAGATAATATTACCAAATGGATTAATAAGCATAAAGAGTTGTATGATAAATTTGATGAAAATCATAATTATTATAATGGCAAGCACAAAATATTAAAAGATGAGAATGAAAATAAAACGAAAAATACTCCGATTATTAATCTTGCGAAATATATAACTACTATGGCAACCAATTATCTAGTAGGTGAAAAAGTAGAGTATTCTTATAAAGGTGAAACAGCAAAAGATACTTTCGATACTATAATGGATTTATATAAAAGACAAAGCATGTCATTACATGATAATAAGATGGCGAAAACAGCTTCTATTTCAGGCCTTAGCTATGAACTAACATATTTATCTAGCGATGAACATCCAGTGCCGAAAACAGCGATGATAAGCGAATATGATGCTGAGATAATTTGTGATAATACCATTGAAAATAATTGTCTGTATGGATTGCATTTCTTTGAAATTGATGATAATAAAGCAATCGTAGAAGTTTATGATAATACATTTAAAACTACATATGTTGGAGGCAAAAACTTTGTTAATCTAAGACAACATGGTAAGCCAGAGCCTCATGGAATTGACAGAGTTCCTATAACTGAACTTATAAACAATGAGGAATTACAAGGTGACTTTGAACAGAATATTAAATCAATAGATGCTTATGAGAAAATTTTTGCCGAACAGATTGATGATATAGAGGAGTTTAATGATGCTATTTTAATGCTGTATAATACAAACTTTTATCAAGGTGATCAAAAAGTTTTTGAAGATAGGCGTAGGCAGCTCAAAAAAGATAAAATATTGGAATTTACGTCTAACGATCAATCGGCGGGTTGGCTTACTAAGATTATGGACCAAAGTAAAATAAGTGTTCTCGCTAGTGCTTTACGTGCTGATATTCATGCGACAAGCTTTGTTCCTAATATGACAGATGTAAACTTCGCTAATAATTCTAGCGGTGTAGCAATGCAGTATAAACTTATAGGATTTGAGGCGCTTACAAAAGAAAAACAATCATATTTTGAAAAGTGTTTAAGAAGAAGATTAAAAATGTTTGCAAGCGCATTAAGTTTAAATGGAAAAAGTGAAATAGATGTTCAAGACATAACAATTACATTTAAAAGAGATTTGCCAAGAAACGATGCGGAAATTGCACAGATTATAAGTCAAGTAGATGGAAGAAATATTGTTGATAAAGAAACATTAGGAAAACAATTGTCATTCTATAACGAAGATGTTAAAGAGAAACTTGAAGAAGAAGCAAGGAACAATCCTCAAACTGATTATGCTTCTTTAAATAATCCTAATATGTTTTCGTTAGGTGGATTTAATGGAATATAATCGTTTAGCCGACATTTTTGTTGATTTAGAAGCGAAAATGATAGCAAATCAAAAGGCTTTATTTACTTCATTTCCAAATTCTTCTTTATCTAATTTGAGTGAGTTTCAAAGACAAATGTACTCAAATAGAAATACACTTGAAAAGGCTAATATTAACGCCGTAAATCGAGCGTATGACCTAGCGAGAGATTGTCTTGATAAATCTATCGACAGAGGGTATAAACAGGGCGTAAACAATATATCTAAGCAATTAAAGAAAGATATTGACAACGCTCTAAATGAAAGAGTAGAACTAATGAGGGAAAATTCTCATCAATTTATCAAAAGTATGTGTCGTGTGGCGGTTAGTTCTGCAATGTCAATATTTACAAATATTATTTCTTCTTTGTCAGCTTATAATTATGCTAATGATTTGTACCAAGCGATAGATTATGCTCAATCACAAGATTTAGAGAAAGGGATAATAGGCAATATTAAGTTAAATGGTGCAAGTACCAATATTGCAACAGTGGCAGATATAATAGAGAGCGAGTATGAACATGGTGCAATGATGGCAGGAGAAGGGCATGCAAGAGATGAAGCAGGAGAGTTCTATGTTGTGGTAAGTTCTCATTTTGGTTGTTGTGAAAAATGTGCAAGATGGGAAGGGCGAGTAATCATAGATGATTTTAATGCAAAAGGTAAGCCTGATGGTATTCATCCTTTATATTCCGAAGCTATGAAAGATGGATTATTTCATCCTAATTGTAGACATAGGACATTTGTTGCACTTAATGGACAAGAGAAGAAATTGAGAGTAGATATCGGTAAAGATTGGAGCGAAGAGAAAAATAGAAGGCAATATCAAGCAACTCAAAAACAAAGACTAATAGAAAGACAAATTAGGGCAAACAAAAGGCTTGAACAGGGTAGCTTGACCCAGAGCGAACAAATGAAATATCATCAACAAGTTTTACATTACCAAAAGATGCAAAGAGAGTTTATAAAAGAAGTAAACAAAAATGATGAAGGTATTAAACTTTTTAGAGAATATGAAAGAGAACAAGTTGATTGGAATTCAAAACCTAGAATGGCAGATGAATTAAAAGAACTAGCAGAAAAAGAGGGAATTTATGATATTAACTATTTAAAGTTGCCATATGATGAAAAAAGTGCAATAATGCAATATACTGGAGGAGATGCATACAGAATAAACTCTGCTTTGCTAGAATATGGGGAAAATAATGAGTATAAAGAAACGATAAAAAATCTGAACAATGCATTAGAAAAAATGCCAAAGGTTGAGAATGTTACACTTACAAGAGATATGAAATTTCGCTATAAAGAAGAAATGACTTATTTTATAGATAAACATATATTAGGGAAAGAAATAGAGTATAAATCTTTTACATCTACCACAACTAAAGAGTTTTATCTAGAAAACCCTCAAGTTAGAATAACTATATTAAATGCTAAAAGGGCTGCAAATCTTTCTAATATTAATAAAGCTGAAAGTGAAGCGTTATATAAAACTAATACTAAATTTAAAGTATTGACAAAAATTAAGAAAAATGGTATATGGTATATTGAAATGGAGGAATCATAATGAATATTATTAAAAAGCAAGCGCAGACTCCAGAAGTCATAAAAAAACACAAAGAAATAGAAAAATATGCTGAAACGGATATAAAACAAGTACCTAAAGAATTAGTTGAAGATGTTTTATTTTATAAAAATAGTATAGAGGAATTGAAAGATGCAGCTAAACAACTTTCTGAAAGGCAATTTATGCAATTAGTTGAATATAGTTCGTGGACTGTTGAAGAAAGTCTTGAGTTTTATCATAAGCATTGTAAATAAATCAATTTAATAAAATTAAAGGCAAGTAGAGCTACTTGTCTTTTTATTTGCCCAGCATGGCGTAAAACTGTTTCGCTTTAGGATTGCGTTAAATTCAAATTTGCTGGCGAGCGTGAACGCAAGGAGGAATTATGGCAGAGGAATTAGAAAACCAAAGCACAGAGAGCTCTACTGCTGAGAGTGTAGAGGCAAAAGAAGAAAAGCAAGTTGAATTAAAACAGGAGAAATCATTCACTCGAGATGAAGTTAACAAAATGATTGCAACTGAAAAGAAAAAGGCGATAGCTGAATATGAAAGACTTGCAAAAATGACCGAGACGGAGCGGGTAAAAGAAAAAATGGCACAAAAAGCCAAAGAACGAGATGAAGAGCGAAAGACTTTTGAACAGGAAAAGAGAGCCTTTGAACTCGAAAAAATGAAGATGCAGACAGAAAAGGAATTGGTTAAAAGAAAATTACCATCTGATTTCGCATCTTTTTTAGTTACTGACAATGCAGAGACCACAAAACAAAATTTAGATAACTTTGAAAAAATGTTTGGTAGTGCGATTGAAACGGCAGTAGCAGACAAATTAAGAGGTAAAAATCCGCCAATGACCTCAATAACAAAAGTAGACTCCAAGTCATCTACTTTTAAAAATCAAAAGGCTTGGAACAAAAACAAATAAAGAGGAGAATAAATTATGTCAAATACAATTAATTATGCCGAGAAATGGCAATCAGAAATTTTAGAAATTTTAAATCAAAATACAATTACAAGCCCTTTTATTGCAAAGGCAGATTCAGTAAAATGGACAGGAGCTAAAACTCTTCATTTTACGCAAAATTCAGTAAGTGGCTTTAAGGCTCATTCAAGAGATGGAGGCTGGAACAAGGGGGAATTAAATCAAGCCGATGTTGATTATACTATTGAACACGATAGAGATATATCTTTCCTTGTAGATAGAATTGATGTCGATGAGTCGAATGGAACTGCTTCAATAGATAATATTTCAGAAACATTTACAAGAACGCAAGAAGCACCAGAGGTTGATGCTAGATTCTTTGAAAGAGTATATCAAGTTGCAGAGAAAAATGGCCTTACTCAAGAGTTTGATAGAAATACTGTAGATAAAACCAATATTATTTCAACAATTAAAGGAATGATGCTTAATGGTAAACTTCGTAGATATAGAGCAAATGGAACTCTTATTGCTTATGTATCAAGTGAAGTAATGAACCTTATTGAACTCTCAACTGAAACAAAATTAAAAATTGAACTTACAACCATTGCTGATGGCGGTGTGGGTATTGAAACAAGAGTAACAAACATTGATGGCGTATATTTAATGGAAGTTATAGATGATGAAAGATTCCATTCTAAATTTAACTATGCAGATGGTTTTGTTGCTTCTGATGATGCCAAGAAACTCGCGATAGTATTTGCATCGACTCAAGTTGTAAAAACTGTTCCAAAGACAAATGCAATTTATATTAAAAGAGCAGGAGAACATACAGAAGGCGATGGAGATTGGTATGCGAACCGTTCTATGTGGGATACATTTGTTTTCCCTAACGGAAAAGATAAAAAGGTCGAAGGTATCTTTGTTTGCTATGAGAAATCTACTGCGACTCCAGTAAATAAGTAAAAAATTAAAATAATAGTAAAAGCCCTCGTTTTGAGGGCTTGAATACTATATATAGGGGGTATTATGCTAGAACATGCTACAAAATTAGATAGCGCATTCTTAAAAAACAGAATGAATTATGATACAAAATTAAGTAAACAAGAAGAAGATAATATCTTTATTGACTACTACTTAAAGACTTGCGAGTACATATATGAAAATCATTATGTTAGACCTAATATTAAAATGATTGAAGACGTATTAAGTGGACTTTACCTTCCCGCAGATAAACATTATTCTATTGTATGTTCTATTTCTGACAGAGAACTTAGAGAATACTTATTCAAACAAGCAATGGCAAAACAGCTTATTTATGATATGGAGAACGGAAGAACTTCTATGCAAAAAGGTGAACAAACGTATTCAGTTTGCCCTGAGTTTAGACAAAATCTTTCAATGCTTGGATTTATTCAATCTGGCATGTTTTCGAGGGTTGGCAAATGAATTATTGGGAAAAAGCCATAGCAAAAGACAGTTCAATTTATCGAGAATTACATAAAGGTTTGCTTTTGGGAATAGGTGAAAAAGGTCAAATAAACTATTCTTTCAACTATGCAGTAATACAAAGTAGAAAGTATACAACGACTTTTTCTTCTTTTCCAGGTGAATTTATAGAGCCGACAGAAACAATTTACACAAGTGATGTCGATTTGCCATTTACAAAAGGTTCAAGCATTAAATTGAGCGACAAAATCATTATGACAATAAAAGATATTGAAAGTGTTTTAAATGAGAATACAGGTGCTTTGAGAGGCTTGATTTTATATCTTGACGGAGGACTGCCAAATGAATTTGCTTGATATAGCAATGGATTTTAGGAACTCTTTTTATCCTTTAATACCATATAGAACAGGTAGGCTTGCAAATACTGGAATGGGGGATTTGTATTCGCCAATGGGGGCTAAATCGATAGGCTTTGATTTCTGTAATCAAAGTGGACTACAATATGGTATTTTATTGAATGAAAGGCCAGTAATAAGTTACAATCTTAATGGTAGGAAAGGAAGTTATGTAAATAGGCATTATAGGTATTTCGATACATTTTTTGATAATTTTGCCTCTCGTCTTGCAATGCAGTTGGGTGCCGAACTGATAGAAGGAGAAATATGATAGAAAAATTATTGTTAGAGAAATTTAAGAAACAATTAGGCAGTAAATATGAACTCTATGATAATGATTTGTTTGAACGTAAATATACACATGTGAGTCATGTATATGGTAATCAAATGAGTCAGATAAATTATGATGCATTTGAAAAAAATGGAAATAAAATTTTAGGAACTGTTCAGGTGCTTCCTGGACAATATTCAGTTACTTCATTTACTGCTATAAACACAACTTACACACTTACTCTTTGGGTGCCAATAAATTACAACATGGTTAATTCTAAGGGCGAATACTTGGTAGAACCGAAATTTAATATAGAAGCTGACTTAATAGCGCTCAGAGAAGCATTTAATAACAAAACAATCGATTTTGGGGATGGTTATAAAGGCGAGATTACTTTTAGCGAGCCTTCATCTTCTGGAAGCTATGATAATTCTGGTAGTTATAAAAGAAAGGCTGTTGTAATAAGTGGTAAGATTAATTTTACTACAAAAGGATATTATGGCAGAGATTATAAAATAAAGCTAGGGCGAATCGTAACCTCAGAGAATGAAGATGGTGAGATAAATGAAGAAATAGAATATTTGACAGTAAACGACATTACTTCTTTAAATTTTACGCCACAATCAACACCAATAGAAAACCACGAACAAGGAGATTTAATTCCTGAAGAAAGTGTAGAGGCAGTAAAACAGGCTTGTCTTTTTTCTTTGGATGATACATGCCAAGACGAAGAGCTTAATGATATACTAACTTACTTGGCTTTATCAGGCGAAACATCTAAAGAGCCTTATTATTTAAGCATTAGCAAGCGAAAAAGTGAAGAGTTTATTGAGTATGTAAATTATCCAGTTTACTTGAATGTCAATCTTGTATATCAACTTGGGAATTCTGATGTGGGTACATTTACGGTTACTTGTATGAGGTGTAAGCAATGAATCAAAAGTATTATACAATAGCATTTCAAGATAAAACACAAAATGGAGCTTTTTCGAGCACTCAAATTGAGACTGGCGCTGAGTCAATAAATAAACAAAACAAATCAACAGAAGAAATTATCGCAGGGCAAGTTGGAAATAAACTTTTTGGCTCTACTGTAAGTTCTGCTTCTTCGGCTCTGGGTTTTAACTTGTCTCCAGTCGTTAGTTTAGGTAAGGCATTTATGACGGGCGCGGGTGGTGGTGCGGTTGCAAGTGCTGGTATGGCAGTCGCTAACCAAATAATAACATTAGTTTGGCAAACTATTTTAAATAAAATGAATAAATTAGAACAAGAATCCATAGAGGCAAATGAAAATGATAATGTTCTTGTCCTTTCTGGTAGCTTAGACCTTAGCGGTTATACAATTAAAAAAGGGAAGTATGGGAGAGATAGTTATGTCTACAACAGAAGTTAACAACGGCAATGAAGCTGTTGAATTATTAAAAAACTTAATGAGACAAGATTGGCTTGTAAAAGTTCAATTTTTTGATAGAAAGAAAGGGCAATGGTCAAAAATGCTTGCTCCACAAGTAGGATTTAGTGAGGCGTTTAGGCAGGATGAAGATACTGATGATGCAAGTATAAATTTTAAGTGGAGAAGCGAGGAAAAACCAAATCTTCAGCATATGCAATGGGTAAGAATATTGCATTTTGCAAAAGGCGAAGAATTGAAAGCTAAGTATGATGTAAATGGTTATCCACTTAATCATAATCAATACGTTTTGGGCAATTTCCAGTATGCTCAAAACAAAGATAAAAAGTCTTGGCTTGTTAAGATGTCTTTGTTGGAGCCTATAGAACGTATGAAGTATGTAGTGGGAGAAACTCTCGCTTATACAAATCAAACTAGCAAGACAGTGACAGATGGAAGTGGTAATAAGGTAACTTATGTTAAAGAGCCATTTAATCATTTAACAGCTCTTGAAAGGTTTTTAAAGGTTACGCCTGCTAATTGTGATAATTATGATGAAGGTTATGACCCGCACCAAAATAAGTCTTGGTTTAATAGGGTGAAAATTCTTGATAAAGAATTTCTTAAAAACATTCCTTTTGATAGTGATTCGTTTACTGAGCCAGACCTTTACACAGTGTTATTCAAGTATGACAAGACAACTGGTAGAACGCCATGTATGTACTTTGATATGGACCCAGAAACCGATTTGCCACGCAATATGGAAAGAGATGAATACTTACTTATATTTTTAAGGCAAGATGGTTACGATATGCCTGAGTTGAAACTTGAGGACTTATTGGAAGGTGCTCAAAATGTAACTTATAAATCAAACGTTGCAAATTTTGCGACAGGTGTTGTGAGTAATGTTGAGAACCTAGTGACTGGCAGTAATACGCCTTTTCCATTTTATAAAATGTTTGCTGTGCCGGAAATAAATAATAATAGTAGAGATTTGACTTCATATAACAAATCTGATAGTGGTTGGGGATTGCATTTGCCTTTTCCTATTAAACGCGTAAATAAAGTTGTTAGAAGAGCTGCTTATTTTGGTTCTGTTACTTCAACTCTTTCTACTTCTTATTCAGCCTTTTCTGATGATATAGACTTAACAAACATGTGTTTTGAAAATCAACAATACAATGCTTTGGATTTGAATCAATATAAAAAAGAAGAACTTTTGCATTATACGGAGGGAGATGACTTTATCTATATAAATAATTATTATTATAAAAAAGAGATTAAAAGCGACGAGGCTTATTCGAGCTTTTATTATTTAGAATTTGAACCATTTATAGATTCTAAACTTATAAACGGAGATGAAGAATTTGCTACGATTTTTAATCAAGTTGATAGTCAAGTAGATTACAATAAATTTAATAAACATTTACAAAAGTATATTGACTCTATGGCGAAATCGGATTTGACGTTTATAAAAAAACACTGGCATTATAATGAAATTTATCCAGTTGGGAGTAGGGTTGTTGATGAAAAAGATAATAAAATTTATATGATTACAGGTGTGGCGTATCAAAATATAAATTTTGAACTGGTTGCGGTTTACCAGTTGAATGAAAATCATTTTAGAAGAAGCAATTCAGTAAAAGCTAGTAAGTCAATCAGAGCAAATAGCGCGATTGAGTTTACTAACGTTAAAAGAAGGAATATTGCTATAAATAAAGAAATTTCTATAAATGATATTTTTAAAGACACCGCACCTCAATATCATTTCTTTTTTAATCCTTTTTGCTTTATAAAAGAAAAGATTCCGCAATGCGTTTTAATAAGTACGACTTCGATATTAAAAGATGAAAAAAATAACAATATTGAATATAAAAAACATTTTGTATTACCAATTGTTTGTATTGCAGAAGATAATAAAATGCTATTTGTATTTAATTTTAAAGATAATGCTTTAATCGGGAAAGATAAGTATCTTGGAGAAAGACAGTGGAGTGAAACACCTTCAGGAACCTACACTACCATTTCATTTAAAGTTTATTGTCCAACAAGTCAAATAGATATATTATATACTGACCCGTTTGGCTGTGTAGATAAATTAAATATGGAATTTTGTTCGAATCCTCAAGATATTGCTGAATTAGATATAAATGGCAAAGGAGAATTGAATAAATCAGAGTTTGACAAATTATTATTAAACTATAAAAGATTAGCTACAGTATCAATAAACGATGAATCAATTCAAGAATTAAGGGAAAATTTAGTTTTCAGCTTTAATTTAAATATTTTAAAAGATTGTCTAGAAAAACCGAATATTCTTTTTTCTATTAATAATAAAAACAAAAATATTATTTTGACAAAAGATTATATAACTTCTATTTTGAATAATGAAACTGTGATTGACCTAGAAAATGAAGTATGTGTAGATTTTTATAATAGGGAAATAGACATAAATGATAGTAAATGCTTAAACCCTATTTTTTCATGTACTGCAAAGGTAAACATAGTTAGTCCAAATGAAATTAAGTTTAGTCTTGTTTGTAGTGAGGAAATTGAAACTATAAAATCACTATGCATAAGAGAAAAAATCAAAAATAAAGCTTTAATTATAGTTAATAAGCCAAATAAAGATATGTTAAAAGAAAATTATTATAAAATGTATATGTAATAATTATCTTAATTTAAATTGACAAATTTTATAACTTATAATAAACTAAATAATAGAGGTGTAAAAATGAAAAAGAAGAAAATTATATTTCTAGGATTATCAATAGCCATTCTAACATTAGTTTTATCTTGTGTTGGCTATTGCTTTAACGATTATGTTAATCAATATAAAATTGCTTTAAAAATGGTTGAAAACCAAATTTATCCATCTATGGAAATTGTTTGGAAGGGCCTTCTTCCTTATTACGCTTTATGTATTACAAGTATTATTCTTTTAAGCCTTTCGTTAATTTTTTTAATCTACCTTCTTATAAAAGAAACAGTATCTTACTTTAAAAATGGTGAGAGTGTTAACCTCAAATCCTCTCGTAAAGCCAAAAAGAAAGCTAAACTTGAAAAGAAGTTAGAAGAGCTTAATGAACAAGAAAAGAAAGGTGAGTAAATCTCATCTTTTTTGTCCTTAAATAAGAGGTTATTTTGTTGGGAAGGGCTGAAAAGAAAAATAAATCATGCGAACTTTGTCGAATGCGTTTTGTTTTTATAAAAAATGTGATAGAATTCATACATGAATGAAAATATTTTATTTAAGTTAAAGGGGTCATATAATTCAGGTGAAGAGTCAATTTTAAGACTGGTTAATGATATAGAGAGTCAATTGTTTGAAGATTTTCCGCTAAACATAGCTGATAATTCTTTAATAGATTTGACTGAATTAGAATATATTGATTCTAATATTTCTGTTATTCTTTATGCGTTCATTAAGTTGATTAGAAATAGTACAACTGAAAATATTACTTTAAATTTGCCACAAAATTCTACTGTTCGGAATTTGTTATTAAAAAACAATTTTTCGTCTTTATGGCAAGAAAAAGCCAAAGAAGATTATTTTGATACAATAATAAAAATATCAGAAAACAAGAATTCGTTGGAAGCTATACAAGAGCTTAAAAAATCAATATTACCTAAACTAAATAAAATTTTTAGCAATGATTATCAATATGAATTCATATCTTCGCTCGCTGAAGTTTGTGTAAATGCCTTTATGCATGGAAAAACTAGTAAACTATATATCTGTGGGCAATTTTTCCCTAAAAAGCATAAACTGGAATTGACATTGGTGAATTTTGGGAATACCTTTCAAGATAATATTATAACCTATATGAGAGAAAGAGGTATAGAAGATTTTGATTTAGACTTTATTCCCTGGGCTTTAATAGAATCAAATACTACCGATTCAAAATCTACGGGGATTGGTCTGACAAGATTTATGGATGTTATACAATCTCAAAATGCCGAGTTAATTATTATTTCTGGAAATGAAGTATATAATTATAAAAATGAAACAGTGCATGATTCTTGGTATAAATATTTTAATTTTGGTGGAACAATAATAAATATAACGTTTAATTTAAATGAAAATAACATAATAAAATAAATTATTAAAATCTCTTGATTTTTTGTTTTCATATATTGTATTATATAAATGGAGGATAAAATGAAAAACAATAAGGAAATCATCAAAGTATATGATTTGACTTCTGATATGGCTGTTGAATTTGGAAATGGTGATGCTTTATATAATCTTATAATAAATAGTCTAAAAACCCATGATAAAGTTGTGGTTGATTTTTCTAACGTAAATGTAGTTTTATCTTCTTTCTTAAACGCAGCGATAGGAAATTTATTCCACAATTTAAACCGAGAGGAGTTTGAGGAAAAAGTCGAGATTATAGGATTGCCTGAATTTTCAATAAATAGCTTAGTGAGGGTTATAAATAGTGCCGAGAAAAAATTCGCTAAAGGTTAATGATTGCGATTCTTATTCAATAAAACATGATGATAAATTCTTCTTTGATGCAAATATATGGGTTGCAATTCTTAATCGAGATAGCTCAGAAGAGAAATATGCTTATAAAGCTCAAAACTTCTTAAAAAGAATTCATAATAAAGGTAGTTATGTATATATTTGTCCTGAAATTATTTCTGAAGTATTTAATAATCTAATTCAAAAAGAAAGACATAAGAGCATTACATTAGGAAGAAATTATAAAGAATTTAGAAAATCAGATATATGTCAAGAATGGGTTCAAGACTTTGCAGACCAATTTTTACAATTGATTAAAAGTGGGAATGTGAAATTTATAAATACTTCTATAGGGCCTGAGGATACTATTACATACTTACAAACTAAAGCGAAATTTTTGGATTTTAAAGATTTTATTTATGAACATATATGTTATAAGGAAGATTTAATACTTGTAACAAATGATAGAGATTTTGCAATCTCTGTAGGGAAAGTAAGTAAAATATTGTCTATGGACAAAACTTTAATAAACAGACCATTTTAGCAGGGCAAGTAGTCTTGCTTTTTTAATATAAAAAAGGAGAAAATATGAAAAACAATAAAGTTTATTTGTCGTTTGATATGAACGGCAATTTTTTATCTTACAATGAAAAAAGTGACAAGGTATATGCAGGTAGCGTTGCATCTGTTGAATACTATGTTGGTTTTACAGAAAATATGGCAGTCAATGACCTTGTATATATGTCGTTTACAAGAACTGACAATCAAAAGACAATACCTTTTATATGTGAGCGTGTTCTTGATAACCAATTTAGGTTGTTATCAACTGGAAAAGAACTTGATGTAGAATTGGCATCTATAGAAAGAATGACAATTAATGTTATTGTAAAGAATAGAAATCCAATAGACAACATTTCTAAATTAAAAACACAAGCAAGTGTAGAAGTGAATGTCTATCCTGGAAGCAAATATATGCCAGGAGTTATAGAAGATGAAATACTTGCCAATTTCGAGGATCATCTTAATGAAGTAGAGGGCAACACAGTAAAAAAGTATAAAGTTGCTGATATAGATACTGTAGTTGTTCCTTTTGAAATGGATGGAATCAAAGAAGCTCCTGCGGTTTACATTGGCTATGAACATGAAGTAAATTATCATAACTACAACGATATACAAAATAAGAAAAAAAATGTAAATGGGAATCTTTATGTGTTTAGAGAAAATGATGGAGATAATATTTTACAAAGTGAATATCTTTTTAGTTATGATAATATTTTTGCAAGAACATTAATAATTAATAAAGAAACTCAAGAGGTTATTACTCAAAATGAATTTCAAGATATAACTGGTGGAGCAGATGGCAAAAGTATTTTTATAAAATATGCTCAAAATATAGAAGGACTTAATTCGCAAGATAACTGGGAAGAAGGGTTTGATTATATTGGAGTTTATATTGGTTATGAAAAGTCAAATCATGATGTAGATTACAAATGGACAAGATTTGTTGGCCCTCAAGGAGAAACAGGCCCAGAAGGACCAATGGGGCCAAAAGGCGTTGATGGCCTTCCTGGCGAAAAAGGTGAAGCTGGCAATGGTATTGAAAGTATAACATTTGTCAAAGTGTTGGAAAATGGTGCTTGGCTATATTCAATCAATTTGACAGACGGAAATAATGAGCTGATTGAAATTCCAAAAGGACCAGAAGGAGAACGAGGTCCTCAAGGTGTGCAAGGAATACAAGGTGTGCAAGGAATACAAGGCGAACAAGGTCCTCAAGGAGAAAGAGGAGAAACTGGTGCGAGAGGGCCTAAAGGCGAACAAGGTTTGCAAGGTGCAAAGGGCGATAAAGGTGAACAAGGTTTGCGAGGTATTCAAGGCGTAAAAGGTGACAAGGGTGACAAAGGAGATAACGGAAACGACTTTACTATTCAAGGCTATGTGTCAAGCACAGCGAGTTTGCCTGAATTAAGCGCGAAAGATGTCGGAAAGGCTTATTTAGTTGGTACTACTACACCTAGACTTGTATATCTTTGGGGTTATAACGAGTTAAATGAATTAGGTTGGAGTAATCAAGGTTATTTGCAAGGACCGAAAGGCGATAAAGGCGAACAAGGTTTGCAAGGTGTACAAGGCGAACAAGGACCTCAAGGAGAAAAAGGTGCGCAAGGTTTAAAGGGTGAGAAAGGCGACCCAGGCGAAAAGGGTGATAAAGGTGAACAAGGCTTGCAAGGTGTACAAGGACCACAGGGTGTACAAGGACCACAAGGAATAGATGGTCAAAAAGGTGATACAGGTACCGGAATTGCGAGCATCAATTATAAAACAACAGATGCCAATGGCAATAATATTTATACAATTCTTTTAACGAACTCTACAAGTTATGATATTTTGGTTCCAAAAGGCCAAAGTGGTGGAAGTTTATATAACGAAACTGGCAGTAATACAGATGGCGCAATGACACAAAAAGCAGCAACTGAAAATTTTGCTACATTGAAAGAAAATCAAACTTTTACAGGTCAAAATACATTTACTCAAGAATTGGTTAAGACACAAACAAGTGGTTATACTGGTCTCAAAATTATTAATACTGGTTATAAAAAAGGAACGATACCTTCTGCCGACGTTGGGCTTGGAAGATTTATAATGTATGATGTCGATAACCAATACCTTGCTTATATGCAGGCACGAGCTACAAGTACAGGCACAGTTCAGTTAAGTTTTTTAGCAAGACAAGCGACAGAAGATGGTGATGATACTTGGAAGCAAAATGTATTTAATCTATTTGCGAATAAAAATTTAACTTGGGCAAATATATCTGCTCAATTTCAACCTGCATCTACTAATCAATATTCTTTGGGCGAGCCTAATTTTAGATGGAAAAGTTTATATCTTTCAGAAAAAGTAAATACAACTTTTGGTACGACTTCATATATTAATGCAAATAAAGGTTCAGTACCATTATACATAGATAGACCTGCAGGCTCGTTCAATATGATTGTAAATGCTAAATCAACAAATGGAACATATCTATTAGGTACTTGGAAAGATGGATTTAAGATATTTTATACAGCAAAATCTACGATAGATGCAGGAACAAATAATGTCACTAAAACTTGGAGTTTTAATGAAGATGGAACTTTGGAAATTACTGCTCCACCAAGTGATGATAATTCAACAAAAGTACCAACAACAGCTTGGGTTAATAATAAAAAAACTTATGATTTAATTATACGTTCCCAAGCAGAATTTGAAGCGTGGTATAAAACATTAGACGAAGGAACTTGTACTGCTAAATCAGTATTGTTAGTGGGGAATGGTGGAACATTAGAATTTACAAGAAGCGACGGAGGAGGCTTAAAGTTGCCTGTTGGATTGTTTATTTTAGATGGTATAAATCAGGCTATTATAAACATTAAACAAATAAACTACAGTGAAACGAATAGGGGTGCTATATGGTATAGAGTTAAGCCTAATACAAACGAATATCGTATCAGTAATATTACATTAAAATGTACTTCTAATACAAGCGACTTTTCTGGATTTTATTATTGTGTCAACCTTATAAATTGTTCTGCCTATTTATCAAAAGCTAGTAGTACAACAGTCAAAGGAAATGGTTTTTATTATTGTGAAAGATTGATGAATTGTTTGAGCAATGTTCATTTACCAGCTTCTGAAAGTGACGGGTTTATTAATTGTATTGACTTGATAAATTGTAAGAGTGGTGTTTATGGTAATGCGTCATACATCAATGGAGCAGGATTTTATAATTGTAAAAGGTTAAGTAACTGTTCTTTTGACTATGATGTTGAAGGATATCTGGGAAATATAGGGTTTAAATCGTGTTCATCCTTATCGAATTGTACCAGTAAGACTAGTGTTTATGGTTTTTATTCTTGTACAAACCTTTCTAATTGTGAAGGTGCTGGTGATAGTGGTCCAAGTGGTACTCCATCTTATGGATATGGATTTTATAATTGTGTGAATATTAGTACTTGTAGAAGTGGAACAAACTATGCTGGAGAACGAAAAAGTAAGACCTCTGTATTCTATGGAGAAGATAATTCATCTTCTGGTGTTCCTTCATACGGAAATAAGGTCGAATTTGAACACAACATAGAATATACAGCGCCTTGTGCTGGATATGTATATAATCAAACTTGGAGCAGAAGTACACACATCTTAAAAACCGTTATCGCAGGAATAGAATTTGCTTCCGAGTCTTATGATGGTAATAAATATAATATGCATAATCATTTTATACCAGTTAATATGGGAGATACCTTTAAAACTACAGATACGTCAAATACTAGATATTTTATTCCAACAATAGGCGCTGTTTCATCAGGGCAATGGACTGGTACATTATAAGGAGATGACAATGGAAGAGAAAATAATAGAATTAAGACATCTTTTAGATAAATACAAAGAAGATGTAGAACAGGTTTTACTTTTTGGAATGGAGCGAAACGATTTTGAAGAAAAAAAACAGAAATGTAGAGATATAGTTCTTGAACTGCGAAAATTAGAAGAAAAAGCCAAAGAGGGTTCAGAAGAAACAAAAGGAGTGGAAGATGCAGAAGCAAATAAAACTGTTTTATAACATAGGAACATACATAGACTGCTCAAAAATTATCAGTGTAGGAGAGCATATCGAATTTACACTTGATTATGAAAGACCACCAGGCTCAAAGTTGCTCTTCTGTGCATCAAATGGCAGTATTACAAAGAAAGGTGTTATTGAAAATAACAAATTTACTTTGGAGGCTGATTTTGTAAAACTTGGTAAACTCTCATTAAAAATAGAAGTTGAGTTTTTGGGAAATATAGTAAAGTCTTTTAAAGTGGAAGATTTGATAGTACAAGAACTTAATGAGCAAATTGAAGTAATACCTCAAATAGTAGATATGGAAAATAAAATAAAAGATTTAACAGATAAGGTCGACATCTTAACAAAGAGGCTCGACTTTTTTGTTGAGCTTTGGAAGGAGGAAGTATGAATTTAATGTTGCAAGTGCAATGGGTTACACAGGCAAGCGACTTTATTACTCTTAATTGGTACAAATTGTTAGGTGTGTTTGGTGGTATAGGTGGATTTGTTGCTTTTATAACAATGCTGGGCAAATTGTTAATTACTTGCGTTCAAGGTCACTACAATAAAAAATTTAATTCGCCACTATATAAAGAAATTATTGATTTAAAGCAGCTAGTGTTGGAATTGATAGAAGAGATTAAATTGCTTAAAGAAGTAATAAAAAATATTTCTGAATCAAATAAAGAAGAGCTTAAAGACTATTTAAAGAATCTAATAGCAAGGTCACAAAAATTAAAATTAGCTTTATATGATAGGATGACTAAAGGCGAAAATGTTGATGATTTGCTAGAAGAATTGAATGCAGAAACAAAAGAAGCAGAAGCGTTGATAAATGAGCCAATAGAATCGCCTGTAACGCTCGAAAGCAGCGAAGAAGAACAACTAACCAAAACTATTAACATTGAGGAACAGGAGCAGATGTCTGCAAATGTAGAGCCTAAAAAGAAACATAAACGCAAAGTTAAGAAAGTTGTAGTGGAGAGATAATATGAAGGAAAAGACAAATTGGAAAATAACACTCTTTACTTGGTGTTATAGAGTATTTGCTTATTTAGTGCCTGGAGGATATGCACTTTGGGCATTTTTAATTGAAACATTAATCAATCATCAAGCAAGTGTCTTTGATAAAATAAGTTGTTCTGGGCTATTTGTTTTGGCGATTATTGTCATTATTGCTATATTTTTCTATGGTAGACACTTAAAGAAAAAGAAAGATGACATAACAAATCAATGCATTGAATGTATTGATACTGAAAAGAAAAAAGAATTGGTTGCAAAAAAGAGAAAGATAGAAGCAAAGCAAGAGTTGTTTAGAAATGCTTGTTTTATTGCTCCATTTATAATTGCTTGGTTTGTTGTTTCTCTTGTAGAAAAGCAGGTTGTATCGCTTCGAGGAACACTTATGGTGGTTTCAATATCAATGGCCACAGGCTTGGGATTTAATGGTATTGCTCAATGGCTAAAAACGAGAGAGGTGAAAAATGGCAAAGTTTAAAGATAAAATTAATAGTTTAGGCAAACGAGATTGGATGCGAGGAGTTTCTGGTGTTTTGACAATAATATTGGTTGCGTTAGTAAATGGTTTTGCGGCATTTATTCCAGTTGGCTTTGAATTTAGTAAAATTATTACTGGGGCATATTGGGCAAATTTTTCATTACTATTATTTAGTGAAATATCTGTTATGCTTGGAATGTATTTAATCCAAAAGGGGAAGGATTTAAAAAATAAAAAAATTACTGATATTCAAACAGAAATAGATGGGCAACGAAAAATTGTGTATGATCTTGATAAAGTAGATGAAGCTGAAACTTGGTTGCGTGAGATTTACAACTACCAAGAGAAACTAAATATCTTTGAATACAAAGTAACAAGCGCATATAATAAAATCAAATTAAGGGAGCCTGTTGAGGGAGAACTATTTTATAAAAGAAAATTTAAAAAATATAATAAAAAAATTGAACAACAAAAGTTCCTTATGGAGCAAATGAATTTTATTAAAAAAGATAGAAAAAGAATATCCTTGATTGTAAATGAAAAAGATTTTGATATAGTAGAAGAATTAACAAAAGAACTCAATACAAACTCGTATGTATTTAAAACAACTAAATTAAGATATAAGTCTGTATACTGGTGTAATTTATTGTCAGATATTGAAGAAACAAAGAATAAACCAACAAGCGCTTATTTTAATGAAAAGGCAGAATTGTCCAAAGATGCCATTAGATATATTGCATTAGGTTTAATATCTTCTGCATTTACTTCATCACTTATTTTTCAAACATTGGTTAATATCGGTTGGAATACTGTTTTAAACTTATTAATAACTTTGTTTTTGTTACTTGTTTTTATGGGAAGAGGAATAGGGTTATGTCATAAAAATATTTTAGGCAAATACTATAAAGCTCTTGAAAGCAGAAAGTCAATTTATACCAAAATGCTTAAAGATTTACATATAACAGATGTTGTTTTTGAGGAAGATGATGGAACGGAAGAAAGAGTTTAAAACTTGGGTTAAATGGGTTATTTTGTTTTTAATAATTGCTGCAATTTCAGCAGGAATTTGGTTGACACTAAATTCATTTGGTATAACTTCGGTTGATGGGTTAAGAACTCTTGTTTCAAAATGTGGTGCTTGGAGTTGGCTTGTATTTTTACTATTACAAGTAATTGTAACGACATTACTTTGCTTTGTGCCTGCATCCTCAATGACATTTATAATTGTTTCAGTAATATTATTTGGGGCTTGGAAAGGCTTCTTAATTTCGTTTGCAGGCGTTATTATTTCAAGTATGGCAATGTTTCTAATAGGAAGATTTGGGGGCGAGAAAGTGGCAATAAAACTGGTAGGAAAGGAGAGTTTGAGGAAAGCTCAAAACTTATTAACAATAAAGTCTAAAATTTATCTGCCTATGATGTTTATATTCCCTATGTTTCCAGATGATGCACTTTGTATGGTTGCCGGAATGACAAAAATGCGTTGGTGGGAATTTTTATTGATTGTCATATTCTGTCGAAGTATAGGTGTTGCAACTGCGTGCTTCCTGGGGAGTGACTTTATCAACTGGAAAGCGTTATCGGTTATAGATTGGTTTACATTTATATCGGTATGTATAATAGATATATATATTATATTTAAAATATCTAATATGATAGAGGCCAAAATAAAGCAAAAAAAAGAAAAAGAGGAGGGGTAAAATCTTCCTCTTTTTTTATTTTGTTCTTAAAATGTTCTTAAATAATCATACATATACAATATATAGTGTATAATTATAAAAATTGCATACAAAATATAGTATGGCGCAGAGAACAGGAAATTAAACTGCTTCTAAATTGTTTAATTTTCGACACTTTTCATACTGTTTCTTGCCATTTTTACTAATATTTACTAGCATTTTCTATGCTTTACTTTTGCTTTTTATTTTTTTGTTCTTAAAAATGTTCTTAAATTTTTATTATGCAGTTTCTAATTTCTGATTAAGGATTTCTATTGCTCTATCCTTTGCATCAGCATAAAGATGTCCATAAGTTTTTATTACTTGTTCTTCTTTATCACCAATTAGTTCTGCTATTATTTTTGTTGTAACTCCAAGATTGATTAAAAGACTTACATAAGAATGTCTAAATCCGTGAGGGGAAATATATGGAACATTCGCATTTTTAATATCAGCTCTTAATCTACGCCTAACCACATTTTCGGAATAAGGTATTTCTCCACCAAATAGATATTTGCTAGAAATTTTGTTTTGCTTTTTCCAATTTTTATATTCTGTGATTTTTTCTTGAAGAATTGCTGGAATTTGTTTTGTAAAGGCTTTATAATTTTTGGTCGGTTTGATAGGAGTAGGATTGTTATAAACTTTCTTTCCATTCAAAGATTTATTGATTGTGATTTTGCTGTTTTTGATATCGTTATCTGATAGAGCTCTTACTTCATTAAATCTTGCGCCTGTATACATAAAAACATACCACATTGTTCTCCACTCGATATCTTCAATAGTGTTGATGAATTTGTTAAATGTATTTAATTCCCAAAATTGCAAATTTTTAACAAGCCCCATATTTTTGGGAGGTTTTATTTTCTTTAAGAGATTAGGTATGTCGTGAATTTCTTCGCAGTAAGCAAGAAAACTAAATAAGTTACATCTAATTTTCATTAAATATTTCCAAGCAAACCTTTCTTTTGTTTTTTCACTTTTTAAATTACATATGTAAATTTGCCAATTATTATAATCTGATTTAGTTATCTCGAGAATATTTTTCCCTGTAAAGAAAGGGGTAATATATAATTCAAAAGTGTGTCGCTTGTCATATAAAGTGCTATCAGAATTTTGGGTGTTACAATGCAGGAAATATTCCTTTAGTAAATCGTCATATATATAGGTTTGTTTATTCGACCTTTCAAGAGGAGTGTAGTTAACAATAAAGTCGGTATATGCTTGTTGGGCTTCACGTTTCGTCTTGTAACCAGATAGACATTTTTGTTTTTCGCCTGTAAGTTCATTTATACGAAAGCGAACTGCCCAAGTTTTATTAAATGAATTGTTACCGCATTTTTGGCAAGTTCCATCTTCGTTAATACAAACATTTGACTTGCAATATTTACAATAATAAATTTGATGATAACTTGCCATTATTTCTCCTTTTAAAAATTAAACAATAAATTTATTTTTAGCTTCTATTGGTTTATATATTTTAATTGTTATTCGACTGTTTTGTTCTTTAGTTTAATTTAAATAAAATTGCAATTACAGCAGAGATAACGGCTGAACATATATTCGTAAATATAAAGCCTAACCACCATTTCCATTTGTCTTTAATGTCTTTATATTCATCTTTACCTTTATCAGTAATAAAGATAAAAGTATTTACATCATTTAAGTTTGCATCAGAATAAACATTTTTAGGTCTATTAGCCCAGCCGTGTGGTTCTAGTCTTTGCTCTATAATAACTTCAAGTCTTTTTATGCTGATTAAGTTGCATTTTATAAGATAATTTAATTTTTCTTTAATTTTTTCTCTATATTTAACATCAAATGAATAAAGAAAATTTATTACTGAAACAGGTTGTTCTTGTTCGACTAGCATTTTAAAAATTTTGTTTTTAGAATATACTTTTTTAGGTTCAATTTTTAACTTGAGTATTTTCATCTTTTATTTATAGACTCCTTCTAACTTCAACAACAACGCCTAAAATGGTAATAGGGTATTCAACAATATCTTTATTTGAGAAAAACATAGGTTCAAAGGCAGGGTTGAGTGGTTGAAGGGTGATTCCATTGGAACTTTTTATAACCTTCTTAAAAGTACATTCTGTGTGATTTATAGACACAGCACAATAATCACCACTTTCGCAATCTGATTGCTGAATCAAAACCAAAGTGTCGCCATTTTCAAATTTAGGCATCATGCTTTCTCCTCGAACTTTGAGGCAGAAGGCTTTTTTATTACCTTTTAATAACTCAGTGCTTACATCTTCATATTCTTCTATATAACTTGTATCAATCATCTCAATAGGTATGCCAGCAGGAATTTCGCCATAAACAGGAACTTTAATAAAGTTTCTTCCAAGACTAACAGGGGAGATATTGTTATCTACAATTTTATTGTCTCTCCCAGTTAAATCATCAAGTGATACATTGAAAAAGTCTGCTATTCTTTGCAATGTCTCAACATCTGGTTCGCTTGCATCAATTTCATACATTGATATAGTGGATCGAGCGACACCTATTAAGTCAGCAAATTTTTGTTGAGTAAGTCCTCTTTCTTTTCTTAATTGTTTTAATTTTATCATGACAAACATCTCCTTAACTTAATTATGTCAAATATTTTGGCATTTTTCAAGAAAATTTAAAAAATAATTGCCAAAATGCTTGACAATAACTTTTCGGTATTATATAATAAAGCCAAGATACTTGGCAAAAGGAGGTGATTTATGAAATTAAAGGATTATAGAATGTCTAATAACTTGACACAAGGTGAACTTGCAGAGAAATTAAATGTAAAAAGAACAACTATTTCTATGTGGGAAAACAATAATTCCCAGCCTAATATTGAAATGCTTAAAAAACTAGCAACCGTTCTCAACTGTTCAGTTGATGATTTAATTAAGGAGGAAACATGACATTTAGAGAATTACTTAAAAATAAAAAGATTACTCAACAAAGGTTAGCAAGCAAAATAGGGAAGTCGCAAAGATTGATTAGTAGTTGGTGTATAGGAAGCTGTGAACCTAGAATAAATGACTTGTTAAAGTTACACAAAATATTACAAGTTGATTTAGATGTGCTTTTAAATAGTTTCATAAAATAAAACCCTTTCTAGTGAAAGGGAAAAGAAATTATCTTCTTTTTGAACTACGAGTTTGTGCTAAAGCACTGCCAGCGCAACTTTTAGATGCGGAACTGGTTCTTCCGTCTCTTAAAACTTTGCTAGCAGTGGATGCAACTCTGTGACTTGTTTGCTTTGTATTTGCCATAGTTTTTCCTCCTTTTAGTCTTAATAATAATGATGACATATACATTATAGCATATTATATTCTAAAAGGCAACCAAAAGCACAATATTTAGTATATTAAAATTTAAATATCGCAAAAATACACAATATGTTGATTTTAGTAGTGATTGGAAAAATTTAGATATGTTAGCACAAAACGAAGATAAAAAAGAAAATTTTAGTATAAAAAACTCGCCAAAGTACTATATTGCACTGTTGACGAGTTAATAAAGGAGGGGTGATGAAAGATTTAGAACATGACAAAGATTGGTTCAGAAATCACATTGCTATAAGCAGTAAAAAGTCATTAGAAGACGCAATGATAGAAATTAAATTCGCAGAACTAAAGGGCGCGGATTTGATGCATACAAGAAATCTGATTGAGTGGCTTATTACAGCACATAAAGAGTATTACATTGATTTCAAATAGGAGGAGTTATGAAGTTAAGCTTACAGGAAAGAATTGAATTTGAAAGATTAAAACAAAAACAGTTAGAAGAAGAGCATAAAAAACGATTTGAGCAACTTAAAGAGGAAAGACTATTGATTAAAGAGAATTTTTATGAATGGCTTGAAGACATGTTAATAGGCTGTCTAACTGGTGAAAGTCGTATAGTAGGTTTAGAAATGCGTGATGTTATAAATTTACTTATTAAAATTAGGCAAATTACAGAAAGAAAACAAAAAATAAGGAAGGATAATGAATAAGTTTTATTGGATATCATTATGGGTGTTACAAATTATTACCATAGCGTGTTCTATAGTAAATATAGTCATAAAAGTTATATAAGGCAGGAAATAAGCGATGCTATTGCAGCAAAAGCGGCTAAAAGCCAAGTTATCCATTGATGCCATTTGGGTTGTTTTAAAGAATTAATCACTTCATTTTGTTTTTTAAGTTCTTCTACTAGTCTTTTATTATCTTCAGCTAATTTAGAATTTTCTTGTTTTAATAAATTGATTTCTTTGGCTATGGAAGAAGTTGAATTAACAATTCTATCAATACGAGCATCAGTTTTATGTTCTTCTTGCATTTTATTAAACCATTCATTTGTGTTCATAAAAACTCCTTTTTATTAGGAGTATAAACAAAAATAAAATTAAAGTCAATTAAAAGGAGGTAAACAAATGGATAAAGAATTAGAAGAAAAATACGAGAAGTTCAAACTTAATTCATTAGAATATTTGGAAAAGTTTGTATTTTGTAATATGGCAAACACAAATAAAGAAGAGTTAGCCATTAAGTATGCTGAATTACTTGTTGAAATTCAAAAACTAAAAAATCAAAAGTAGGAGGGGAAAATGGAAAAAGCCTATTTAGACCACATAGATATTATGAATCTATTTGGTTGTGGTAGAGATAGGGCGTATGCCATTATAAGGTCTATCAAGTCATATTCAGACACTTTAGGTCTATTAGGAAAAGTTACTAAGGCTGATTATGAAGCTTGGTATAACAGACCATTAAAAAAAGACAATGCCTAAATATTGCGTACCAAAGCATTGTCCTATACATAGATGAAATGCGTCTTATAAAACATTTCATTTAAAGTATATCACTGATTGCCAAATAAAGCAATCTATTTAATAAAAAATGGGAGGAAATATGGAAAAAGAATTTGCTTTTAAAAGTTTTAACACATGGTGTAAAGATATGGGTTTAGACCCAAATAGTATTAAGTCAGTTCATAGTTATAAAAGATGGACTGCTTTAGCAAGGAGGGTGTGCAATGCCTAAGTTATATAAACTTGCTGAAGATTTAGAAACAGCATATCAGCTTTTATCAGAAAGTGTAGATGAAGAAACTGGTGAAATTAATCCAGAGGCTCTTGACTTATTAATTGAGTGCAAAACAAGTTTTGAAGATAAGATTGCAGGACTAGCAGAGTTTATCAAAAGACTTAAAGCAGATTATGAGGCTTATAAGGCAGAAGAAACTAGATTGTGCAAATACAAAAAGGCTACTGAAAAGAAAATAGATTGGCTTAAAGGCTACATACGAGATAACATGGTTAAATTCGGTAGAGATAAACTAGAAACAACAAGTTGTAAAGTTTGTTTAGGAACAAGCAGTGCGGTTAATGTGTTCTGTGAGAACGAAATACCAGTTGAGTATAAGACTATTGAAGAAACTGTGAAGATTGATAAGAAAGCAATCTCTCAAGCAATTAAGAGTGGTGTTGAAATCCCTGGAGCAGAGATTGTTGAGAACATCAATGTAAGGATAAGTTAGGAGGGGTTATGTGTAACAATTTAGATATTTACGAAAAAGTAAGAGAAGTTCCAAAAGAAGCTCAAAGAGAAATTAAGGGCGGTAAGCTGAGTGGCAAAACTGATATTAATCCTATGTGGAGAATAAAGAAACTTACAGAGCTTTTTGGTATGTGTGGAATTGGTTGGAAAACTAAAATTATTAATAAATGGATAGAAGAAGGTGCTAAAGGAGAGAGGTCTGCTTTTGTAGAGATTGAGCTTCTAGTGAAACAAAATGGTGAATGGTCAGAGCCTATAATTGGTATAGGTGGCAGTATGTTAGTTAATACCGAAAGAGGGCAATTAGCAACAAATGATGAGTGTTTTAAAATGGCTTATACTGATGCGATTTCGGTGGCTTGTAAAGCACTTGGTGTTGGAGCAGATATATATTGGAATGAGAAAACAAAATATTCTGCAAATGAAGAAGAGAAAAAAGAGAAGGTGCTTTGTGACCACTGTGGACTAGAGGTCAGAAGTGTTAAAAAGAAAGATGGAACAATAGTAACTGCACAAGATGCTAAAGAGAAATGTGGTGGTTTATGTGCTGATTGCTATATTAAAGAACAAGCCGAAAAGAAATTCGGAAATAACAATGTTAATACAGGAATAGAGGAGGTAGAGGTATGAACAAGGTAATTTTGATAGGTAATGTAACAAAGGATGTAGAGTTGAGCACAACTAATGGCGGAACTAATTATGTAAATTTTAGCATGGCAGTATCGAGAGGGGTTGTTGATAATGATGGAGAACCAATAACAGACTTCTTTAATTGTGTTGCTTATAACAAGTTGGCTGAAAACATAGCCAAATATGTGAACAAAGGAAACAAGTTATTTGTTTGTGGAAAACTTGTGATTGACACTTATACGGACAATCAAGGTGTAAAAAGAAATGTGCCTAAAATCATGGTAAATGAAGTTGAATTTTTAACACCAAAATCAAAAGTAGAAAGTGCTGAAGATAATCCTCATCCTGGCGAGCTTGAGCCAATAAAAATGGATGATGACTCACTTCCTTTTTAGGAGTTGATTATGATAGCAAAAATTAGAGTTGGAAACCCAACATACTCACAAAATATTGAAGGTGAGGGTTTCCTTACTTTTTCTATAACCAAAGAGCAAAATTGGTCTATAAAAAAGACTTGCATGGATTTAATCAATAATAAAAAGAAATTGGTTATAAACCTAGATTATGACAAAACAAAAAGAACTGAAAGGCAAAATGCCTTACTGTGGGGATTGCTTACGGAAGAGGCTAAATACCTTAATGGTGGAAGAAAAGACAATGCTGAATGTAGCGCTGAAACTCTATATTGTGAGGCCATAAATAACTATGGACAAGATACTCTTTTATCAGTCATAGATGGGGCTGAAAAAGAGTTAAAAAGAGTTTATAGAAGAGTGTTTATAATTGATAAATTTGAGCAAAATGGACAACTCTGGCTTAAATGCAGATGTGTTATCGGAAGCTCAAATTATACCACCAAAGAAATGACCGAACTTATAGAGGGTGTGCTTGATGATATAGTTCGCAAAGGTATTGATACAGAGGAAATAAGATACTTGAAGGAGGAATGGAATGGCTTACGAACAACTAAAAAATAAAAAATTAAGTGAGTTGCAAAGAAACAGACTAAACGCAATATATTGTAGATTGTCTAATGGAATAGCCACAAAAGAGGAACTTATGCGCTTAATAGGTGTAAATGATGAACGCGTTGTAAGAGATTGCATAAGCATTATCAAGAAAAGATTTCCTGTAATAAGTTTAAGTGGCAAAAAAGGCTATCGCATAGCAAAATCTATCGAGGATTTGGAAGATGCAAAACACATGATAGCATCTGAAAAAAGCCGTGCAAATGAGGTTTTAAATGGTATCCCTGCACTTGAAAATTTTGTCGCTGCTATGGAGGCTTAAATGGGAATTATACGAGATAGTTTTGTTATTTTTAAGAACTGGGCGGAATCCATCAACGCACTACCAGAAGAATATCAGTTGGAAACATACAAAGCATTAGTTGACTTTGGTTTGACTGGGGAAAGACCTCAAGGATTATCTCCAATAGCAAATGCAATGATTATAAGTTTCTCTACTGGTATGGAGAACAACATTTTGAGGTATAACGCAAGTGTTGAGAATGGTAAAAAAGGCGGTAGACCTAAAAAAAGTCAAGTGCAAGAAGAAATTGAAAACCTAGAAAAACCTAGCGAAACCCAAGAAAACCTAGAAAAACCTAGCAATAACCTAGATGAAAGCAAAACAAACCTAGACAAACCAAACCATAACCTTAATGTAAATGATAATGTTAATGTAAATGTATTTAGTCAGTCAATAAATAATTTAAATAATCTATCAATGCGTGCGTGTGTGCGTGAGGAATTGGTGGAAAAGTATAAAGAATATTACTCTTACTGGGGTTTTGGAGAAGATAAGGTTGTATTTGAAGAGGTTTTAGATGTACTTTCAAAAGCAATCTGTCAAGCTGAAATGGAAGAGGGATTGGTGTTTGATAGAGAACCATACAAAAAAGAACATTTTGACTCTCTTACTGCTGAAGAATTACACAAAATTGTGTTTTATGTGATCAATACACCGAACATTGAAAATCGAGAACTTTATATCTTGGGTGCCTTAATTAATCGAGCAAGAGAGGCTAAACAATGAAAAGCATCTTACAAAGCGAGAAAGAGTGCTACATAACTCATTGCACAACAAACTTACATAAACACCACATTTATCCAGGCGTAGCAAACAGAAAAATAAGCGAACAAAATGGCTTTTGGGTGTGGTTGCGATATGATTGGCACAATGGAGCAGAGTATGGAGTTCACGGAAGAGATGGACACGAACTTGATTTAAGGCTTAAAAGAGAGTGTCAAGCGAAATTTGAAAAAACGCACTCAAGAGAAGAGTTTATAAAACTAATAGGGAGGAGTTACTTATGAAGATTTATATGGCAGTTACTGCTGATAAGTATGAACTTCCTATTGCTATTTTTAATAATTTGTCTGATTTATCAGCTTGGAACAATAGAACTAAAAATGCCTGCAAATTTGCAATTTTAAGAAAGAATATTGATAAGAAATTAAATTGTCGATATGTGAGGGTTAACTTGGAGGAAGAAGAAAATGGAGAAAATGAATAAGTATTTTAAATTCAATCAAATAATGGTATTTTACCGTTACACAGAGCCTTTAATAAAAAGACAACAACATAGATTAGAAAGAACACTATCTAGTCCTGCAATCAAAATTGAAGAAGGGTTTAATTGTTATAGCAAAGCCGAAAATAGGGTTGAAGCATTGATTAAAAACTATAATGCAGCGAATGAAGCCTTTAATAGTCTTAATGTAAAAGATAAAGAGCTTGTTGAAAACTACATATTCAAAAACAAGCCTGCGTTTAAGGTTGCAGAAGAACGAGGAGTATCTGAAAGAACATTCTTTAGAAGATGGAGTAAGATTGTTGATAAAGTTTTACGAAAATATGGAAGCAATAATTTTATTGATGAAATAGTGGAGGCGGATTATGTACGAGAAACTTAAAGAATATATCCGCAAACAAAAGGAAAGAGAATGGCTTGTAGAAGAGTATTTAACAAACAAAATGTTGAAAAGGTCAAGGCGCAAAGATGAAACAAATAAGTCTATTTGAAGATGAGAAAGAGAAATCAAATGATTGGAAATGGACTATGGCAAATGATTATCCAGAAGAGAAAAA